GATGGCCATGGAGACTGCCGACCCATGCGTGGTGGTCGCCGGACTGGTTGCCGGATGGGCGAGGGCCCGATCGGCAGACTCCGCGGCGGACGCGGTGGCACGAGGTGACAGGGACTGCACTGGCGAATGTTCGCCATTTTCGGCGGGCTGCACCCGCGATACGTCGCCATAGGCCTGCAGGAGCTCGGCCCGGTCGGCCGGGTCCAGGCTGTTCAGCATGGTCTTGACCGCCTCGAGCACGAGCTCGGTATCCGAGCGGGGCCGCTGGCCCAGCAGGGAGTCGGTCCGGGCGCCCGTCACGTCCGCGCCAGGCACGGCCGGCATGGGCGTAATGGAAACCTCGCGGAGCTCAATCTCGTCAAACTGCTCCGCGGCCTTGCCGTCGACGTTGACCACGCGGGACTTTCGCGGCACGAAACCAATGGAGAAGCCAGTGGAGGCGCCCGCGGCGATGACGGCCTTGACGTACTCGAGCGCGGCCCGCCCCTCGGGCGTATCGAAGAGCTCGGCCGTCATGACCAGCGAGTCAGCCATATCGATCATGGAGGTGACCACGCCCACATGGGATCCGACGCGGCGGTCGTGATCCATGAGGAGCGGCACCTTTCGGTTGGCCACCTTCTGGTTGATGGTCAGATTGGCGCAGCCGCGGGCGAAGACCGTCCCATAGGAGTCGACCACGCCGTAGGTCAGGGCCACGCCGGAGACGCGGCCGGCGATGCCGGGCGGCAGCTCAGCCTCTGCCCGGAGCTCCACGCGGGCGTCGGCCATATGCCAGACTTTCGCCTTCATATCGGTTCCTCGTCAGCCGTGGTGACGTACTCTGCCAGGACGCACCGGCAGTTGATGACTTCCTGCGGCCAGTCACCGCTCGGATCCAGTGGATACATGAGTCCGTTCTGGAATGGTTCATCTATGGGGATGCGGCCTTGGCCCATGCAGTCAATGTGCGAGTCACGGGTCTTGTCGTCCTCGAAGGCCAGCCATTCCTTGCTCTGGTAGATGCCCATGGCCCGGCCTTGGTCCCAGCTTCCCTGGCTCATGGCGCCGGCCGACTCGGTCCGGGCGATCGTCTTGGCCCGATTGTCCGTGATCCGCTCATTGAAGACCGTGGCCTGCACCAGCCGGGCCGTCTCGGCCACGCTGAAGCCGGCCAGCTCAGCCGCTCGGATGGCCGCGGTCACTTCCTTGGCGGTCGTCTCCCCGATCAGCTCAGCCAGTCGGGACGTCCGGCGGGTGATCGCCTCGAGCACCTCGGGTGACTGCAGCGAAAAGGAGAGGCCAACCCCGGCGATCTGCTTGGCGCCGGTCATGTACATGGCCCCGACCAGATCCTCAAAGGCCGCCCGCCAGGCGTTGTAGTACTCGCCACCCGGCGCATAGTCCTCACGGATCCGGCGGTCAATCTCCTCGAGGATCTGCTTGGTGGTCTTGTAGGCCCGCTGGTCCAGCCCGAACTGCCGCGGCATATCGGCCCGCTCCTTGGCGAACCGGTCTTTGGCCTTGGCCGCGAAGGCTGGCTCGGAGGCATCCATCTCCTTGACGGCCCGCTGCCAATACTGGAACCGCGGATCCGCCTCGAGCGCCTCGCGGCTCATCTGCTGCCACCAGGGCGTCGAGGCCTCGAGCGCCGGCGCCTCCGGCATCTCGTCCTCGGGCTCCTCCTGGGGCTCCTCCTCCGGCTCCTCTTCCTCCTCGGGCTCGAAGTCCTCGAGGGCGTCCAGCATGGAGAGCACGAGGTCCTCGTCCAAGATCGGGAACGCCGCCAGCAGCAGCGACTCCACCGTCTGCCGCGGCAGCTCGCCCTCCACGACCGCCTCAAGCAGCTCGTAGACGGCCTTGAGCTGGTCGCCGGTCAGGGTGCCGGCCGGGACCTTCTCCTGGCGGGTGGCAAGGTGCTCCTGCAGGTGCGACCGGAGGCGGGCCTTCTGCTTCTCCTTGGCCTCCTTGATGACCTGGCGCATGAACGGCAGCCCCTGGTCCCCGACCACGAGCCACTTGATCTGCGCCACCACGCCGGCCAGCCGGGTATTGCGGCCATGCCGAGCGCCCCAGGCCTCGCGGAGCCGCACCGCCCGCTCCTCGGAGAGACCGTCCGGCACCCCGCCCCGCTTCGCGATCGGGGCCAAGAGCTGGAACTGACGGTTGCCGCGGATGTTGCCACCCTTCCGCCAGAGGGCCGGCCATTCCTTCTTGAGCGCGTCGGCCTCGGCCACCGGGAACAGGCCCCACTGGCTGTTGCGAAGGCTCACCTTCTTGTTGTCGCCCTTAGCCGGAAAGTTGGTCAGGTCGGCCCGCTCGATGTCGCCGCCTTCCTCCTCATCCTCCTGCCCGGCCTCGTCTTCCTCGGCCTCCATCTCGGCCATCTCGTCCTCAGTCGCCTCGGGACCGGGACCGGGGGCCGGCTCGTTATCCGTGGCCGGCGCCTCATAGGTGGCCACGCCGCCCAGCATCTGGGCAATGAGCTCAGCGGAGACGCCAGGGAACGAGGCCTGGATGAGCGCCTCCACCGTCTGAATCGGCAGCGCCTTGGTCGTGGCGAGCTGCAGCATCTCCACCAGCGCCGTCGTCTGGGCGCCATTAAGCGCGGTGGACTGAATGTCCCCAGTCCCGGCCGGCAACGCTGCAGCCACGCCCGCGCCAGCGGTGGCGTCCGCAATGGCCGCCGGGTCGATGACCGCGGTGGCGGCGGGCACCAGCGTGGTGCCCGTGGTCAGGGCCATGGTATCGGTCGGGACCGGCAGCGGTGGCAGCCGGAGCGCCCGGCGGGATTCCTCCCACGTCCGGAGGCTGGCCTTCCATTCCTCTTGCACCCGCTTGGAGGTGGCCGCATCGTCCTCCACCAGGTCGCGCATGACGTCATGGTCGAACTCCACCCAGACGTCTCCGAACTCCGGCGCCAGCCAGTGGTTCATCTCGTCGATGATCGAGACCATGATGGGCTCGATGGTATGCTGCACCAGCCGGGCCCGCGCCTCAACATACTGGGCACCTGACAGGCCGGCGTCCGAGGTGGCGCTGGCGATTCCGATCATCCGCGGGTCGACCCCAAAGGCCGCGCAGATGTCCTCCCGGCTCACGCGCCGGAGGTCCGGAAACTCGAGGTCCCGCAGCGTAAAGCCGAGCGGCTTGATGTCCCGCACCGCCCCGAAGAAGGCCGGCGTGCCCCGCTTGCCGCGGTCCACCACGCGGGCCCGGTACCGGTCCTGCATGGCAGTGGCATCATCCTGGGAGGCCTCGTCCGAGAGCAGGACGGCGAACGTCGGGGTGCCGTCATTGGTCACGACCTGCCGGACGTAGGTGGTCGCCTCGTTGTCGGCCGTCATAGAGGCGATGGCCGTGGCGCCTCGAGGGAAGCCGAAGACGTCCGGAAAGAACGGCCGCGGCATATCGAGGTCACGGAAATGCAGCACATCCTCGGCCGGCACCGTGACGATGACGCCGGACCAATCGCCGTAATCGTACCGCCGCGGGTCGCCCTCGGTGTCCACCCAGACCGACTGGAGGGATTCCGGGTTGATGGGCCGGAGCGCCACCGGCGGCCGGGTCGGGCCGGGCCGTTCCATCTGGAACATGGCGTTGCCGTAGCCCATGTAGTCGACCGCCAGCCGGGACCGCATGGCCCGAGCGGTCATCCGCGGGCCGGGATAGTCGAGCAGCCGCTGCAGCGGATGCGAGGCCGGCACCTTGCTCTCGGAGTTGCCCCGCTCGGTCAGCACCACGAACGGGATGGAGGCGACAATGTCGGCCACCGCCCGGATGCAGGCATGAACGACCGGATGCTTGCTGAAGCCTTGCACCCGGACCGTGTTGCCTTCCGGCTTGTACTCCTGCGGATTGGCGGTCCGGACCAGCGCCATCTGCCCCGCGCCGGCCGGGAAGTTGGGATAGGTCACCGGCATGATGGCCCGCGCCTCCTCGCTCGAGGCATCAGCAGCGACCACGGCAGGCGCCTCTCCGCGCAGGATCCGCAGCGCGGTCGAGAGGCGACTGGTCAACGGCGGGCGGGAGTCAGCCACGCAACCTCACCGAAAAGGGAACGGCACCCGGTAAAGGCTACGGGAAAGCAGGCAAGCGAGCAACCGCCGCGGCCCCTTCTCTTGACACCTACACCACGAACGGCGTGGCCCCAGTCAAGAGCAGCGCCGACAGGCCCCAGACCAGCGCGTCCACGCGGTCCGGCGAGACCAGCGCGAGCTCCGGATTGAAGCCGGCCATCTGGGCCTCGAGCAGGGGGAACTGGCCGCAATGGAAGATCCGGCCCTCCTGGTACAGGCTGTACACCGGCTCGGCTCGGGCCAGCTTGCCGCGGCTCGCCTTGACGTCGATGATCCGAACGCCCTGGGCCCGCTCGCCCAGTGACCGGATGACGGCCGCCACCATATCGCCGCCCTGGTTGGTCTCGGCCACGATCGAGCCCTTGTACCGCCGGGCTGCCTCGAGCGCCACGGTCGCCCATTCGTTGGGACTGTACCTCCCTGACAGGTCCTCGAGCACGTAGCCCTTTCGGTGCCGGTCGACCCCGACCACCACGATGCCGGTCTCGTCACTGGACTCGTGCGCCGTGATCGCCGGGTCGATGGCGACCAAAATACGGGAAAGATCTTCGGGGGGTCTGACAATACGGGCCCGCTCAAGCTCGGCCCGCGTCCAGAGGAGACCGGCCACCTCGCGGCGCCACTCGCCGCCGTAGACGTGGGCATACCGGGCCGGGTTGTCCTGGCGCGTCCGCTCAATCTTCTCGAGGAAGGACTCCGACAGGTTGCCGCGGTTGTCCTCCCAGGTGGTATGAATGTAGAGCGTATCCGGCCGTTTGGACTCCACAAACAGGCCATATAGGAAGTGGTCGACGCTAGACGGGTTGAGCGACAGGATGACGCGGTTGGGCCGGAGCTGCGACCGGATGGAGTCGTCAATCGTATCGAAGGTCCGGCGGTCCACGAGCTCCTCGGCCTCATCGAGGACCCAGGTGGTCACGCCTTGAATGGACTTGAGCTTGGCCGTCTGGTTGCCGCTGGAGGTCTTAATGCCGCGGAAGAGGATCCGGCTGCCGGTCTTCCGGTTCACGATCTCTTTCTTGGTAATCTCGAAGTCCTCGCCCTTCCCGAGGAGGTCGATCTTATCCACAAACTCCGGAATGATCGAGGCGTCAGCCGACTCCATGGTCCACCGGGTGAACAGGATCACATGGCCCGGCTCATAAGTCAGGTTGAGCAAGAACAGCGCCACATGGAACGACTTCCCCGAGCCGCGGCCGCCGGTCAGGAAGGCATAGCGCCAGCTCGGGGTCGGATGGAAGAGCGGCCGGTACGGCGCCAGCAGCACGACCGGCGCCACGCCGGCTGCAGTCACGGCGTCATGATTAGCAGCCAATCCGCCTGGCATCGCTGCCATTGATGCTCGATGCCCATGGACTGCAGG